AGCCGTTCTGGATGAACGAGTTACCAGCGAGGCTGCGCTCGCTGCATTGTCTGCGTTGAGAGTCAAAGAGCCAAACATCATCCAGGGGCTGGATGGCAAACCGGTTGTGCTGGGAGAGCGTGAAGTTGCCCCGCGCTGGATGGAGCTGTATAAACGTCTGATCGAGGGCGGATGGAAGTGGAGAGTTGCTGTTTATATCGCATGGGCTGCGCAGCCAAAGAAGTATCGCTGGCCACTGACACAGGAGGAACTTTCCATCACATGCCTGGGACTGACGTCGGACCGGGCTATCGCCACCTGGCGGAAGAAGAACCCGACAATCGACGAAACCATTTCGATGCTGCAAGCCGCGATCATTTATGATGCGCTGCCGGATGCGTTGAATGCAATGGTAGATGTTGCAACCGAGTCGGATTACAAGGGCCACCAGGACCGCAAATTGATGTTCGAGATGGCAGGCGTTTACACACCATCGTCGAAGATCACTGCGGAGATGGCGAAGAAGCTCATCAACAGCAACCCGGATGACCTTGAGGATCTGTCTGATGAGGAGCTGCGACGCATCCAGGAGATGGCAGGCACAGCACGCGAACACAAGCATCACAAGGAGGACGAAGAGTAATGGCCGATCCTGTGATCGCAAGCAGACCCGCATTAGCAAAAGCCGAACGAGCCAGGCGGACACTGGCACGGCGTCACCTGATCGATTACAGCAAGTACGTGGCTCCGTGGTACCAGCCTGCCAGGCATCATATTTTCCTGGCTGGTTATCTGGAGAAGGTGAAGCTGTTCATCGAGACGCAGGGACGTGAGGGAATCGGGCGCCTGATCATCTGCGAGCCGCCTCAATATGGCAAGACAGAACAGGCGAGCAGGTTATTCCCTTCGTGGCTATTGGGAGACCTGCCCGATACACGGATCATTCTCACATCCTATGGTGCAGACCTGGCCACGGAGAACAGCCGCATCACGCGTAACTACGTTGGCAGTGATGCGTATGCCAATCTGTTCGGCAAGCGTTCGGCGGTGGATGAGCCGGTCGAGCTGAGCATGGAAAGCAGATCCGTGGTCTCATGGAATTTGAAGGACCATCGAGGCTCGGTGTTTGCGGCCGGTGTGGGAGGCGGTATCACCGGGCGCCCTGCTAACCTGGTTGTGATCGATGACCCGTTTAAATCGCGAGAAGATGCGGAGAGTGACACATATCGCAGGAAGGTGATGAGCTGGTACCGGTCGGTGGTTTATCCACGTGTGGCCAACACGCCCGGCGCGGCGATCATCATCATGCATACACGCTGGGATCAGGAGGATCTCGTTGGTCAGTTGCTGGCACAGATGATCAGCGATCCGGATGCGGACCAGTGGACGATCGTGTTTTTGCCTGCGCTTGCATTGGAAGAAGATCAATATCCGAAGAACGAGGACGATTATCGAGAGAATTTATTGCGTGGGATTTATGTCCCGATGGAAGGCGATCCGCTGGGGCGCAAGCCAGGTGAAGCGCTGTGGCCGGAACGTTCGGATGCGAAGAAGATCGCGAACACACGCTCCAATATGCTGGATTATGATTTTCAGGCATTGTTCCAACAACTGCCGCGCCTGGCTCAGGGCGAATTCTTCGATGACAAGGATTTTCCGATCATCGAGAAAGCGCCAAAAGGTTTGCAGTGGTACCGGTATGTTGACCTGGCGCTGGGAGAGAGCGAGACAAGCGATTGGAATTCAACGATCGCAGTGGCTATCGATGAAAAGACAGGCGACCTGCTTTTGCGTGACCGCATCAAGGTCCACAACCTGGATGAGTTTTTGCCGCAAGTGCAAACGGCAATGCTTTCCGATGAGGAAGAGGGCGTTGAATGGGGCATCGAAAGTAATAATTTTCAAAAGCTGGTTGTGAAACAGTTCCTGAAGGATAAGGCGCTCGTAAAGATCAAGATCCGTGCCGTGGATGCAGAGGGCGATAAGGTCGAGCGTGCCAGGTCCTGGCAGCTGCGGGCGAAGATGGGGCACGTGAAATTGATCCGCGGGCCGTGGAACCTGGACTTCATCCGCGAGGCGACTGCGTTCCCGAAGGGGCGGCATGATGACGATGTGGATACTGTCTCCGGCGGTGTGGAGATGATCGCAGGCGATGGAGGCAATCAGAAGCCTGCGAGCGCGGAGGCGGTGGTGGTGGAAGCAAGTACGTTATTTGATGAAGATATTATCGGGATCAGTATGTGGCAGTGAGCAATTTTTAACCACGAAGGACACGAAGATCACGAAGGAGAAAGATCATGAAGAAAATTCAAAAGGGCAAGCCGCTCGAGGAGCTGGTGAAGGGGAGCATGGATTACAGCATGCAGTTGATCCGTGATGCGTTCTGGATGCAATTCCCGAATGATGGCATGATGAGTTTTTATATCAACGAGATTTTCTCCGATCATGTGATCGTCTCTGATTGGAGCTCTCCGAGCGCGCTGAAGACCAATGAATACTGGAAGGTGACATATACGAAGGCGGACGCTTCGTCTGCGCCTGACGGCTCCGCTCAGCGCGAGTATGTGTTTGCTGCGCGGGATGCGTGGGAGATCGTGGAGCTGGCGTATCAACCACAATCAGCTATCGGCGATCAGCAATCAGCGGTCAATGAGAAGAAAGATGAAAAAGGAAAGAAGAAGGCAAAGCGGTTTGAAGAGACCATTACGAATGCAGTCCAGCTCACTGAAAGTGAGGAGGCAGAAAAGCCGAATGGTCCGTGGAGAATAAAAGCCACAGGGATCACGGCGGACATTATCAATGGGAACGGACGGCGTTATCCTGCAAAAGTGCTCGGAGCAGCGGTCAAGGAGTTGAAGGGCCATCTGCATGAGAGCGCGGGGCAGGGCCGTATGCTATCGCTGACAGGCGAATCAGATCATCCAGCAGATAAGGGCAATCGGCGTTCATTGCTGAGGGAGGTGGTTTTCAACTGGGACAATGTTGAGTTCGATGGAAAACAGGTCCTGCTTGAAGGCAATCTACTTGGCACAAGCCAAGGCAAGGATATCCATGCTCAAATGCGCGGCGGAGTGATTCCTGGAATAAGTCAGCGCGGTTACGGTGACGCAAAAGTTGTCAAAGAAAGTGGTGGCCAAATTGAAGAAATAACTCAATTAATCATCACTGGATATGATGCGACGACGCCGAACGAACAGAGTGATCCGAATGGATCAGTCAATTATTTTGAAAGTCAATCATCGGAGGATGACATGAACGAAATGTTGGAGCAACTCAAGAAATTACTTGCCGAGAATCCTGAATTGTTCGGCAAGGGCATGACCGAAGCGCAGCTTGAAGCGCTGAATGAAAAGCAGTTGAAGAAGCTGGATGAGTCGCTGCGCACCGCGCTCGGCATCGATGCGAATGCGAACATCATCGAGGCTGTGAAGGCCAATGCAGATAAGGCGAAGCTCTACGATGCGATGCAGGCCAAGGCTGCGGTGGATGCGGCGATCACCGTGGCGACGAAGGATCTCCCGTTCGGGAAGAAGCTAAATGAGATGTTCATCGAGTCGATCAATGAGGCCGAGCTCGCCACGCCTGAAGCGGTGAAGAAATTTGTCGAGAGCAAGCGCAAGGAATATGGCAAGCTGGCATCGAAGGAAGTGCTGGATGGCATGGGCTTCAAAGGCCAGGGGCGCGGGATCACAGGTATTGCGCCTGTGCTGGAAAAGGAGACGAACACGCCTGAGTTTGCACGTGCGTCCTTCCAGTTGGTGGAATCCATCCGCCGGGCTGAGAACCTGCCTGCACGTGATCTCACCAAGGGTGTGACCGCTGGGGAGGTTTTCACACTGCGTTTGCTCGAGCGCTTCGATGCACTGTATCAGAGGCAGTTGATCGCCGAGAGCCAGGCGCTGGAGGAAGCCGAACTCACGACCGATTTGAACATACCCTATAGCGTAAGCCGCGCGATCATCGAAGAGGCATTCCCCAATCTCGTTGCAGCCGGGATCTTCGACGTGGGCATCATCGAGACATCCCCGACCCGTCTGTAT